AGGGAGTAAAAAACATTCAGGAGCTCAAAAAAAAGGCTAAAAACGATTTCAGCGCCTTCACAGAACTTTTTCCTAACGTTCCCAATAACCATACTGCCTACACCTATTGGAAGGCATACGGGGGAAATGAGGATGCAATACGGGCTATATACGGAGATAATGCACCACCTCCCAATATAGCAAGCGACGATATAGGAAAATTCTTATGCGAGTATAACATCAGAATCAATCACAAATAAATATTATCAACCACTTCAAAATTAAGTAACCATGGCAAGTAATGAAAGTTTCAAACAGGCAATCAAAGCCTATCTGGACAAACGGGCGGAAGAAGATTCACTGTTCGCCCCCCAATATGCGAATGAGAAGAAAAGCATTGATGAATGCTGTAGTTATATCATGGGTGAAGCCAGGAAGCGTGGTAACGCCGTAGCGATTTCAGACGAGGAGGTCTACGGGATGGCAGTGCACTACTATGATGAGGACGATATCAAAATAAACCGGCTGCCTGCCGGAGAGAAAACGTCCGTATCATCCTCCGCCAAACCTGTGGAACTCACCGAAGAAGATAAGAAAGCGGCACGTGACAAAGCAATCGCACGGCTAGCGGAAGAACAATACCAGACACTCAGGAAGAAAAACGTCCGAAAGAAAGCGGATGATAATGTACAACAAATGAGCTTGTTCTAATCATGAAACCGAGAACGAAACTTGAGAAACGTGTAACCGGACTAAGCGGCAAACTGTCCGCCGTTACCGAAGTACAAAAAGAATGGGCGAAAGAACATATATTCACCCACGAAGCATATAGGTGCAAGGATGAGCTATGGTGTTCCGAGTGCGGCGGAACATGGATAGACACAAGCAATAGCGAGCTGGGAACCACCCTGCTCGGTGATACGACCGAATGCCCGTACTGCCACCACAAACTGGACGTAAAGGTCAGCCGGAAACGAAAAGTCGAGGAAGAAAAGTACATGTCCATCTTACAGACCGCCGGAGAGTTCCAGATCATAAGACATATACTATGCTGCAAGTACGCCAGAAAAAGGAATTTTGATTTGAACAGCAGACAGGATTATATTCACTATGCTTTCTTTGAAGTGGTTCAGGAATGGAT